TTTTAAATAAATTCAGTATCTTCTTGTTGAGGTGGAATTACAATATCATTTGGAGTAAAAATTCTATACTCATAATCACGCATTTCACAAGCTTTCATAACAACTTTTTTTTCAACTTCAACTACATCCATTTTAGGATAATTTTCTTCTTCTAACAACATTGCAAATCTAACAGCATCATCTCTATCCTCAAATATATAAAGAACATGATTTCCAAACTCATCTACAGCAGCATAAGCACCTTCATCTTCTTTTCCATAAAGAGTTATTAGATACATTATATCATCTCCAATGCTTCTTTATATACTTCTTCAAGTATATTAGTTATAGTAGTTTTATTAAATTGACATTCACTTTCAGCAACATATCTTTGAAGAATAGAAAAGGTATCTTCAGATTCAAATGCCTCAAACTCCTCAATATTTACAATTTGGAAATTTTCAACAATTTTAATTTCGGCAATATTTGCACTATAAAGTTTATCTATAAATCGTTCATATTGTTTTGTATCTGTTTTTTTACGAACAATTACACGAACAATTTTATTTTCATATTCCCTTACATCAAATGTCTGGTATGGAGTATCTTCATAGTATATGTTATAGAACATACGATAAGGATTATCTATATGAAAATGTTCTAATGTTTCGGTATCAAAAATAGTAAATCCACGAGTATCATTTACATCACTCCAGTATATCTCGTAAGGATTGCCCAAATAGAATACAGTTCCATTATCAGAACGAGTATGGTAATGACCCGAAAATACCTTTTTGAAGTTTGAAAAAAGATTCGCTTCCAGTCCATGTTCTTCCATTATTAGATTTTTATTTACTTTAAAACCACAAAGTTCAAGGTGTCCCATCACAACTTTTGCTTTAGTGTTTTTAATCAATTTAAATGACTTATCTTGATTCTCAGAATTAATCCAAGGAAGAAGAAGAATATTTAAACCACCAATATTAACTTCAGTTGGTTCAGAATAAGTTGTAATATTTTGATAATCTTTAAGCAAAAGTTCAGGAGAATTTATTTTATTAGAATTCTTAAAGTACACATCATGATTTCCTGTAATTAAATGAACCTTATATTTTAAAAATGGTTCAAGTACAACTTTACGAGTCCAATCAAGTCCAACAAAATCAATTGACTTACGACTATCAAAAGCGTCTCCCATATGAATAATAGTATCAATCCCATACTGTTCCAGCGTTGGAAAAAAAACATTATTATAGAATTGCTCAAAATAATCTTGAAATAATCTTGAGGACTTTCTTGCACAAAAATGTGTATCAGTTAAAATTGCTACACGCATACTTAAGAATTCATTTTTATGTGTACATTTTCCTTAATAGAATTATAGTCGGAATAATTGTCTCCGTCAATATGGTTGTCATCTGTAAATACTTCGTCAAATCCAGTTCTTTCAAGAATTTTATTTTTAATTTCTAATTGCCTTTTTTCTTTTGAAATTCTACGGATAAATGCATAGTGAATGATTTGAGTAAAATAAGCAAAAGGATTTTGAGATTTTTCTGGATTAAAATTATGTAAATATTGAATACAATTCTCTATACCATCAGAAATCATATCATCTTTGAACATATAATTTACAAAATTAGGTTTAAATGATAAATGAGTTGCAATTTTAAGAATGCATTCTCCTATATAATTTGGTATTGGTGGTTTGTTTGGGCTAGTCCATTTTTTTAATTCCTCATCAGTAATATCAGGTATTTCTTCTTCTGCTATTTCTCTTACCTTTTTTCTATATTGAACAAGTGCTTCTAAAAACTCTTTGTTATTTACATAGTGAACTGATCTTTTTCTTTTAGTCATTACTGCTGTTGAAATCATAAGAAGTGCTAATTTATTATATAGATATTATAACACTTAGGTATTCAAATAACAACCACTTGACACATCTATAGAATATAAGTATAATAGGCTTGTTGCTTTTGAGAGTCAGCTTTATCTTCTATATTAATAAATCAAGTACAATATAGAATCTGTTTCCGAAGGAAACCATCACGAAGTGATGTCTATGAGTTTTTAAATATTTTTTCTAGTAAATCTTTAGCATCATTTACGTTTGCTAAGTACCCCATTTTTCTTGATATATTAGATCTGTTGTTCTTCATATCTCCAACTTTTCGAACAAAAGATTGATGAAGCATAATCATCTCAATATCATTAGTTTCACATATAGTAATAATATCATCTATTTTTATCACAAACATATCTTCTGTTGTTGTTTTCATCCAAGGTTCTATTTTATATCCCATAGATCCATTACGACCTGACATATGTGTAACCATAATTGGATTAGTAACAATTAAAATTATTTTATGTTCTTCATCTTGTGGAAGAACTCTTGCAAAGATTTCTTCTCCAGTTTTTAATTTAATTGATGCATAAAAATCTTCTTCCATTTTATTCTTTTAAGTTGATTGTTATTATTTCGTAATTAAAATTTTCCTCTGTATAAATTTTAACTCTTTCTATAAAATGATTTAAAGTATAATTTTTTCTTGAATTATAAGTACAGTCATCTGAAATATCATAAAGAGTTGCTTTATCTTTATTATCTCCTTTTCTTAATACTCTACCAATTGATTGAAGATTGCGGATTCTTGATTTACTTGGAGAAGCAAAGATTACATTGTGAAGATTTTTAATAGAAATTCCAGTACTAAAAACACCATAAGAAGCAACAATTATTGCGTTATTTTCTCTTTCAGTAATTTCTCTTACTTGCTCTCTTTCTTGAACATTAACTCCACCGTGAACAAAAAATACCTTACGCTTATCATCACTATCGCTATTTATGATTTCATATAATGGTAATCCATGAGTTTCTACGCGAGAAAATAAAACTAGGGTATTACCTTTAAGATCTAAAGTTAAATTTTTTATAAAATTATTTCTTTTTTGATTATTAATAAGAAATTGTATTTCATCTTCATATTTATCAAATTTTTGTGGATTGTGTTTTAATACAAGACAATGAATATCTAATTGAGATGCTCTTCCCTTTTCAATTAATTCTTTAGTTCCTACTGCCTTGTAAGGAGGCCCAAATAATCCAGAAATAACCCACTCATGAGTTTGAGAATCTTTTCCTCCGTTGGATAATGTTCCAGTAAACCCGAAACGATATTTAGCATTATGAGATTTTTTCATAATCTCAATAAGACTTTTACTTTTACATCCGTGACACTCATCAACAATCACACAATCATAATCCTCAAAAAAACATTTATCCAACTTATGAATACTTTGCCAAGTTGACAGAGTGATTGGTGAATTGGTATCCTTTTCTTGTCCATAATAAATCATATGACAGTGATTTTCTGGATTCCAACCATATTCAGACCAATCTTTAAACATTTGATGAATTAAAGATGTTGTGGGAAATACAACTAATATTTTTAATCCTTTTGTTGCATAATATCTTACAAGGGCATATATCATATAAGATTTACCCGAAGATGTTGCAGATATAACAGTCTTTCTATTATACTTCAGGCATTCATAAACAGCATTTATTTGATAATCATAAGGAGTAAAGTTACAGATATAACTCATATAACCTTTGACACCTTCCTCACTTATTTCATCATTTATTTCAAAAGGCAATCCATAATACTTATTATCACGAAACTCATAACTATAACCATGAATTTTTATTTTTGCTATGATCCTATCTAAAAGTCCTGCATATATTTCTCCAGTTGCGGTACTTAATAATCTTATTTCCCCATCCCACCCTCTACCTCTACGATGTTGAGGCATAAATTTTGCAGACTCTACACTAAAAGTAAAGTATGGTGCTAATTCATATAAAATATGAGGTTCACATTCCAATTTAATGAAAACCTCATTCTTCTTAGATATGATTATGTCACTCATAAAATAATTAAGTTCTTATGAGTATTTATTCCCTCATCCTAAACCACTTGCAAATCTTTGATAATCTATGCTATTTTTAATTTGGTAAGTTCTATTGTGAATCATCTTCAAAATATCTTGAAGATAACTTAACATTACATCATAATATTCCACTTTTAAAGATGCTTGAGAAAGACTTTCATCTGCATCCATATATTTTTGGAGTGTGTCTTTATCCCTTATTTTTTTAGGAAAAGGATTTTCTATATAAACATCAGGATCTGCCTTTCCCGTATAATACTCATACTTTTGATGTCTTATATTTCTTTTTTGTTGCTCTGATTTTTTTTTAAGAAGTATGATATTATTGTACATATCATAATATCTTGCATGAAGAACTGGAATATTTAAAGATTCTGTATGTAAATTATCTGGATCTATTATTGAATCCCTCTCCCACATTTCCTGTATTTTTTCAAGATTTATCACAAATTATTACCTCGTTTGTCAACTATATTATACATACTATACTTGAAAGATACTTCTGCTGTAAAGTATTCTATATCTTCACTTGTAGCATCAAAATCCAAAGAACTCAATGAATATGGAAACATATCTCTAAATACTACTTTAAAATTTAAATTTTTGTTACTGTTTAAAACCTCAAGTGTACCATCTGAGTAAATATTATCCATTTTATTTTGTTTATTATATACTCCTTTGGTATTATTTTGAAGGTCATATATTTCTTTTAAAGATTCTGGAAATCCCAATCCTCTTAACCAATTTTGTATTTCCATATAATTTTCCAAATTTTCATCAACAAGGAATCGTAAAGTTAAGTCTTCAAATTCCATTTTATCTCCAGGAACTGGAATATCTCTTAGATAATTTGGTTGAACAGTTGTTCCTAAATCTAATCTAGGTATATTTCCAGTATTTGCGAAAAATGCTACCTTAGGTGCTTTGTTAAGAACAAATTTAAATCCAGTAGGTGATAAAAAATTTCTATTTTGTATTTGGTTATCAAATAAATTTTTTGTCATTTTTTTAACTATTTAGATTTATTAAATAAAAAAAAAGACCTCCTGAAGGAGGTCTTTGAGTATGTGAGAAAAATTCACATTAAGTTTTTGACGTGTACTCTTCTGTAGTAACGGTTTGCGTTAACTTGAAGACGCCCAAGACCTTGATCAAGACCCTCAGCGAATGGATTAGCGACCATGCCGTAGCGGGTCTTAAATCCGATTTTTGGTTGGAAGGTATTCTCACCAACGGCGCGAACCATTTGGAGAGGAACATAAGGACAATAGAATAGTCCAGCATCATAAGGTGAAGAACCCTTGTAACCAACAACATAGTACTGATTAGCACTTACGTTTGCAGAATATGGGTCAATGTATACACGGAATTTACCCATGAGAACACCAGCAAAAGTATTGCCA